TTGCCCGGGAGATGATCCCCGGAGTGCCCGATCTCGGCCAGCAGGCGGAGCTCGAGGACGTCGCCAACCGGATCGCGCACCAGCGCGCCGATCGCAAGGCTGCGCAGGAATGACTGAGCGCAGCCCCCTTACGCCGGAAGATTTAACTCTACTCCTGTGTGGCCCGAGTAAGTGCGAGCACGACTATTCGGCGTGGCTGGAATTGCCGGATGGCGGTACCGCTGTCTGCGTCAAATGCGGAGCGCAAGCCATTCAGGAGGCAATGTGGGAGTAATCCGCCAACAGGAGAGCCGCTAGATGGCCCGCCCGCCGAAGTATCCGCGCATCACTGAGCCACCCGCGGCACCCGTGCCGAACGAAGGCTGGGGCGGCTACCCCAAGCCGAAGCCGAAAGCAAAGGCGCGCAAGCGGCCCAGCAGCAAGAGGCTCACCAAGTGAGACAGTGAATGGCTGAACGGTTCTTGAAACTCGGCGAGGTCTGCGAACGCTACGGCGTGGGTCCGACGTTCATCTACCGGCAGATAAAGGCGGGGAAGTTTGTCGAACCCGTGCGCCTTGGACCCAACGTATCGCGCTGGCCGGAATCGAAGCTCAACGAATTCGACAAGACGCTGCCGAGTGGGACGCGCGCCGGCCCAACACTCGGCCGGCGCGGTCGCCGGAAGGTCAACCCTGCTTCTTGAGGGGTAGCACTGTGGCACCGTCACGTGCCGCGATGATCGTGCCTTCGTACCAGGTCATCAACTCCCGGCGCGGCTCAAGCCGGTTGCTGCGATCGTAAATCCCGCCCACCTTGGTGCCGACGATATGGTCGAGTTGCGCCTCGCTCACTTCGTACTTCTTCTCGGCTTCCTCGCAGACGGTCTTGAACACCGAGCGCCAGGAGTGCGGCGAGTGCGTCTTGGTGAGTTTGAGTTTGTCGCGATACACCTTCGCAATTCCCTCGACCGGAAGCGCGATCTTTTTGTGGATCGCGGGGCAAACGTAGACGGCGCGGACCCCATCGGCCTCATGCCACGCGCGAAGCTGTGCCAGCAGCACCGGCGGCAGCGGAACAATGTGCGTTCCGCGCTCCTCCTCCTTTTGCTTCATCCGCTCGCGCGGGATCGTCCAATTACCGTCCTCGAGATCGAACTCCTTCCATCTGGCGTTGACCACCTCGGAGATGCGTTGCGCGGTGAAGACCAGCAGCAGGTGCGCTCGGCGCGCGCTTTCATGGACGTCAGTGAGTTTGTCGAAGGCGCGCAGGATATCACCCACGCTGGTGTGAATGCCTTTCTTGGGATCCGGGACGAGATTGGTCACGGCGGCAAAGCGCTTTTTCTTGTGGTTCGCGTTGCGGCGTAGTGGCAGCGGGTTGCGCTCCATGAGGTCTTCCTCGACGGCGTAGTCCATGATCACGTAGAGAATGCGCGCAACGCGTGGAGCAAGTCCCGGCACCTTTTTCTCGAGGTTCTTCAGGATCGGCGTTGTCATGCGAGCGACGATCTGGGTGATGGGAATGGAATCAAGTTTCGCCAGGTGATTGCGGATGAGCGCTTCGACCTCCTTGGCGTGGGAGCCGGTCCATTTCTGGCGATGTCCCTCATCGATCAACCACGCGTCCGCCGTGAGCCGAAAGGTCTGCTCGTTCGCGGCAACCCTCGCCACGCGCTCAATGTGCTTGAGTACCTGCGGATCGTCGCCGGCCGCGATGATCTTGCGCAGGCGGTCTGCTTCATCGCGCGCCTCGGCGAGACCATCAATCCCCTTGAGCGTCGCGATCGTTTCCTTGCCATTGCTCTGCTCGTAGCGGAACTGGAACGACTTAGCGCCGCTGGGGAACACCGTCAGGTACAGTTTCTCGCCGTCAGGGAAGCGCTGGAATGGCTTCCCCGGTGGGCACTTCGCGTTTCTCACTTCACGATCGGTCAAGCGATTCTTTGCCATTTTTTGTTTCCTTAGTTTGTTGTCCTTCCCTCTCCGGGTAATGAACAGTTCCCTTTTTATTTACCCGGAAAGTACCCGGCAAGATCGTGGTTTCGGAGGGTTTTGGATGTATGGGAAGGAACGCCAAAAACATGATACCACAGAGTGAAAAAAGGGTGCAAATCGTGTTTTTCATAGGAGGACACAGACCGCCGCCGAGCCTGCCCTTCTTTTTTTGCCGTTTCCCTATGAAAAACGACCTTTTTTCGGCCCTCGGTTTTCCCTACTTACCCGCTCCGTTACCCGCGGGCTGATTTGAGGTGGTGCGACGGGGTTGTCACCAAGGTTCCCGAATACCGTTCAGACGGGTAAGCGGCTAGAACAAAAAGGCGGGCCTCGAGCGGACCCGCCGGAAGGTGGAGCTCTCTACAACCGCCCCATTAGCAGGAGCACGATCACCACGATGACGACAAGGCCCGCGATGCCGGACGGGCCGTAGCCCCAGCTCGCAGAGTACGGCCACGTTGGGAACGCCCCGACGAGAATCAGGATCAGGACGATGAGGAGAAGCGTGCCCAAGCTCATTTGATCGGGCTACCGAAAACCTGCCACCCCAATACGAGAAACAGGATGAATGGAACCGCCGACATCCCAGCCATCGGCCAAGGCTGCGGCGCGGACTTCCACCAAATGCCGTAGAACACAACCCACAGCAACATCAAAATCCAGAACAAGAGTCCGAGAGTCATGGTGTCTCCTTCACGGGTACACGGTCAGGTACAGCAACCACAGGAACAACGCCCAGATGACGAGTGCGGCGATGAGCCATAGGCTGAGATTCTCCAGCCGCTTCAAGGAACGATGAAAACCAGAACCAGCGCCACGGTGAGCGCCAATGCGACGGCAATTCCGGCGAGCAGCAGGTACATCTCCTTATCGTCCCGGTTCACGGACCCGTGATCACGGGCGTGATCACCACCGGCGGCACGATCGTGACCGGCGGGACTACCACCACCGGCCTGCTGTTGTCCTGGTTGGCATCCCCGCCGATCGCGGCGTTGCCGTCGCGGTTGTTGATCGTTGTGACCGTGGTGTTGTTCGGCCGAATGCTCGAGAAGTCGATCGGCGCCGGCTTGAACGAGCCGATCGCGTTGAACCCCGCGCCGGCCACACCAGTGATCGCTCCGTAGGACGCCTGCGTGGTCGAGGCCTGGTTGTCCGACTGATGCACGCCAAGTCGATATCCCCAGTAGCCCAGGCCTAGGCTCACCGCGGAGGGGAGAATCACCTGCGCCCACTGCAGCGCTTCGTTCTGCGGTGGCTGCAGCTGGATCTGCTGCGCCTTCCCGCTCTGCGCGCCGAGCGCGAGCATGACCACTGCGATCGCCCGCGTGGTCTGGTCACCGCCGAATTGCGCGAGATCCTTCATCGCTCGAGCTTGTTCGCGCGAAACCTCCGCATTGGCTTCGGCGATCCGCGCCATGGCGTCGGCGTACTGCTGGTAGCCTGCGGTCTGGCAACCGGTGAGCGCCAGCACGAGAGTCAGTGAAGTCAGTCGTTTCATCGGTCGCCCTCCCATGGGAATCAGCCGGGTTGCCCCGGCTGATGTCTACATCCATGTCACTTCTGCGCTGCCGCCTTGCTGCCACCTTGGTAGCGGGCTTCGGCTTCGCGCTCGTCCTGTTCTTCCTTACTGCCTTTCTTGCCTTTGGGTTCCTTGACTTCGTACTTCTTCGCGGCTTCGGGCGGAAGCCAGACCTGCACGGGCAGACTGCCCGGTCCGTACCACAGGATCGCGGGCACCGAGTCCGGCGGTGCGCCGGGGGGAACCGCCATCCTGTTCGGCGGCAGCAGGACGACCACCGCGTCCGCACCTTTTGCAGCACCTTCCGGCGGTTTGGGCAAGTCGTGGCCTGGATGCACGATGATGGGCCGCGTCGGGACGATCGGCGGCAGACCTGGCGTGGGCGGCAGCGCGTTCGACGGGTAATCTCCACCGCCAAGCCCCGGCGGGAACACGATGGGGTTGGTTGGGCGATGTCCGGTGTCGATGTCGTAGTCTGGATCCGGGGGAAACCAGACCGGCTTGTCCGGCAGGCCGGGGCCGACGCCGCTGGGTGGAATGACGATGGGGTTTTCCGGCGTGCCGACATTGGCAATCGGATTCGACGGATGCGGCACTCCCGGTTGGCCGGGAAGCACCGGGGAGAACTCTTTGTCGAGCGGTGTGACCAGTGCGAAGAACGGATCCATGCGTTTTCTCCTTCAGGTTGAAAAACGGACTCCCCAAACTTTCAGTGGTAAAGATAAGCGATCAATGCTGTCACTCCGGCGACGATCATGCCCTCCAAGACAAGGATGATGAGCCGCACTCGCGCTTCCAACAGTGCGATGCGCGTGAGCAGCGGGAGGTCTTTTCCATTCGGTGCATCGGTCATTCGTATGGAGTCGGCGGCATCCGGTCGAGCAGATCCTGGTCCCAGATGACGTAATTTCTAGCATCTTTCCGCCAGCCTGGATTCATGTGCGTTGAACCGGGAATGCCGAGTGAGCGCAGATATTCCCCTGCCTGCTGACCGCCACCAAGCTCAAGAAAAAGCGCGTTGTATAGCGCCTCACCCGATCCTGCGCCACCCTTGTATGCTGCGGTTCTTTTCTCGGCGTAATCCGTGAGCGCCTTCCTGACGAATTCCGGCTGTTCAGCGATTGGTTTGTTCCAATCCAAAAGACGCGGGACTACTTCATCTGGAAGTTCTTGCGTATAGACGTTTCCCTTAAACAGCTTGTTGTAATCAGTGCTGACTTCAGGAGCGCCAGAAAGGTATATGCCCCGTCCTTCCATCCCAACATCCGTTGTCGTTCCAGCTTTCGACAAGTCATATCTGTTGAATGTATGCGGCGTAGCGTGGTAGGTCGTCACCTCCATCTTCTTCGGCCCGCGCGCGCCTTTCGGTCCCGGTGCGAGCATCTCACCCAGCATCGACGCCACTTCCGGCGAGCCTTCGGGTGCGTCGATGAGTTTCCCGCCGCCCGCACCGCGCACCTGGTTCGCGAGCCAATCCGAGGAGCCGGGGACGTCGGACTTTTCGGTGAGCTCCGGTAGCGCATCCGCGGGCAACCCAAGTTTGCTGCCCGCGTAGCCCACGCCCGCCTTGCCGAGGTTGTAGACGTTCACTGCCGCATCGACCGGCATTCCGGCGAGATTCACGGTCGAGCCTTTCAGCAACCCTGTGAGCAGTGCTTTGCCTGCCTTGCCGGGGTCGGCAGCGATTTGCTTGCCTTGACCGCCGAGATAGTCCGCGCCGCTCCCAGCCAACTCCTTGCCCTTCAGAGCGGCGGCTAGAATTATCTGCTTCAGTTCGTCCAGCGTGGGCATCAATATCCCTTGAGCGCCTTCACTAGCGATTTCTTGCGCACCTCGTTCTGCACGACGTTCTTGATGCCTTCGGACGCCATGCGCGCCGCATCGCTTTGAAACAGGTTGTGCTTCTTCGCGATCTCGGGGTTGTGCGCGGCGGCTTGGAAAAGACGATGTTGAGCGGGTGTCCAGGGCATGGATAGCCCTCCTTAGAAGACGAATGCGCGGGCGTAGTAATCGGTGCCGATGCGCCGAAGATAGACAAGCGCAATCTTCTCGGTGCCGCTGGCAAGATTTGGCGGCACACCGGACTGCCAGTGCGTGGTCGGCCAGGTGATCGTCCCCGCCCCTGTGTTCTTGACGATGACAACACCTTCGTTGCCTTCGACCGACAGACCCGAGATCGCGGTGATCGTTTGGTTTCCGGTGAGCGTCACCGTGAGGGTGTCGTTAACGCTGAAGTTGAGCGTTGCGCTGGGAGCCTGTACGACCGCGGTGCTGAGACTGCGCTTGAACGCCGCACCGTCACCGGTTACGTTGCGCGCGAGAAGATCGCCGGGGGTTCCCGGCAAGCCATTGATCTCGACGACACCCGGAGCATTGCGCCTGAGGGAGGTGTCAATCGTAACCAGGCCCGACGCACACCAACCGTAGTAGGCTGTTGAAACGAGCGCGAACGCGCCCGGGAACATTGCCCAAACAGGAGTTCCGTTTACCGCACCGGCAACAACATTCGCCCGGTCGCGATAGATTCCTATGTTCGACTCGCCGGAAAATGAATACGTCGGAGTCGCTGCCGTGCCATCGCCAAGGCGCAGCGGTCCCGTTATCGGTGGGATCGAGGCAATCTGCGTGAGCATCTGCTGCAACGTCACCGCACCGAGCGCCACGGACGCGTCGCCCGAGAGAACCACCGGCCCCGTAAACGTGTCTCCGGCCTTGTTGGCAGCGGTATAACCGAGGGCTGTCCCGATATCAGCCGAGATGAGCGTGACGGCCCCGGTGCGCGTGTTGAACGAGCTCACGCCTGCAACAGTGGCGCTCGCCGGCCGCACGCCGAGCAGCAGCCATGCGGTGTCGTTCCAGGTGAGATACGACGGCACCCCAGCAACGCAATCCCCGGCGTTCACCGTGGAACCGTCCTGCCGCAGGATCGGCCATGCCGCGGAACTGTGGATGTTCAACGTCGGCGCGGTCGTGGTATTCGCCGCCGGGAACTTGTAGACGATGGTCTGCCCGTTCACGAACGCCGTTGCGCTAAACGGCAGCACGCCGATATAGGCGTCGCCAGTGTTGGCCTCGCCCGAGCAGCGCAGGAGACTCCCGTCCTGCACCTGGTCGGCGCGCGCGTACTCGTTGGCCGCGGTCGCCTTGCCGACGTTGGTGTGCTTGAAGCCGGCCATCGGCAGGCTCGCCGTGGGCGCGGTCTGGCCGTCCTTGGCAAGCGACTGCGTGAGTGCGGCCGCGATGTCGGCCATCGTGGGGTTCGCCCACGCGGTCGTGATCGTGGTGCCGGAGATAACAGGGTTTCCGGCTGGCAGCGAATAGGTACCGCCTGAACGTGGCACTGTTATCTCCCCTTCAACATTTCTGCGAGCCGGCGCTTGCGCGCTTCCTGATCTGCTCGAAACGACGACGCTCCACCGATCGCTGGTCCGGCGATCTCCATACCGGGAATCGCTTTGCCTGTTGCATTGAGCAGATTAGCGGCAATCGACTTGGCGAGACTGCTGCGGTCGAAGAACCACGCCGGAAGCGATTTCGGATTGAGCAACCCAAGACCGGCAGGGTTCTTGTTACCCTCAATGGCAACGCGATTCTCGAGTGCGTCGATCACGTTCAGGAGTTTCGATTCCCGTGCGTTGAGCGGGCCGACTTCGGGCGCCGCCGTAGCGACGTCTTCCTTCAACGCACGCGCCAGCGTCTTCTGCGCTTCGACGTCAGCGCCTTTCAGTTCGCCGTAGGCTTTCTTGCCGAGAGCGCGGTAGGTGCCTTGTTTCATCTCCTGCGCGAGCTGGATCGGGATGGTGGGCGCAGGCGGCGGCACACCGATGCTGGGCGCATCAGAAAAGCGTCCCGGCACCTCGCCCGCAACTTGCTCGAGCGTCGAGGCGATCGGTGGTCCGAGGTTATCGACCGCAGCCTCGCGCAGCGTTGTTTCGATTGCCGGTCTATCCAAGTGGGCGCGAAGCGGACTTTCCTTTCCGGCCAACAGCGGGTTCGACATGAAGTCATTCCACACTTTGCGAATGGATGCCGTGTCGTCTGCCGACGCCACTTGCTTCTGGAATCTGTTCACCAGATCGTCGAGTCGCGCTGCCACGCCAGCCTTGTCGATCTTGGCCGGCGATTCGGCAATGACCTCCTTGATCTGATCGTTGAGCGTAGTGATCTTGTTCTGAATTTTCTCCAAGCCACCGCGGGAAACATTGATGCCCTCATCAAGCATGGTCTGAATCCCGGCCGCGATATCGGCAGCGGACATCGATCCAGCAGGCGGCTTGAGCGCCTTGCCCATCAGCCAACGTGCGCTCCCTTGCAGTCCGGCTTCGGTGGCCGCTGCCGCTGCCGGTGTCTTCGCGCCAAACAGCACCGGAAGCTGCCTGATTGCCTCGGCAGAACCACTTGCGCCCGCCTCGCGCAACGGGCTGCTACCGGGAGGAGCAGCACTTTGTTCGTACTTCGTCGCGCCCCAATCGAACACCTTGCCGATAGCCTGTGGAATCATGTTGAGCGGGTTGTACTCGGACTGTCCCCACTGCGTTCGCGGCTCGTAGGTGAGCGCATGCTGCACCCGCTTCTGTACGTCGGCCGGGAGGTAGTCCTTGACACCCGACGCATCGAGGATCGTCGCACCGACCCCCGCGCCTACGGAAAGCGGGACCGCGGCAACGCTTGACGCCATCGACAGCAGTGGTTCCGTGATCCCGGTGACGAGGTCACCACGGTTGAGCATCTTCTTGTTCGGGTCTTCGGTCGGCGGCGTTGCGTCATAGCCTTTCGCCTCGCTCTGCCGAAACTTGCGCCGCTGCGCTTCGGTGTCGGACGAGTCGTCCCAAGTGATATTGCCCACTGGGGCGGGGCTCGTCGTGCCGTCATCCCACTTGATCGTGCTCATTATTCCGGCCCCACCGTGCCATCCGAATACTTGACGAAACGATTCCCGGCTTCATCCTTGCCACGCGAAACAACAGTCTTGCCGCTGCTCGCGCCCGCTGGCGCCGCGCCGCCGCTAGGACGTCCGGTGTTCTTCATCTTGTCTTTGATCTCGGAAAGCTGGTCCTTCCACGAATTGCGCTGATTCTCGATTTCGGTCTTCATTACGTCCATCACGCTGCGCATCTCGGCGGGAGACATATCGCCATTGAGCAGCCGCCGTGCATCCTCGCGGGCACCTTCATGGAGTTGCGCGATCGAGAGCAAGCCCCCGGTCATCATGCGTTCATATTCGGTTCCCACCACCTGGGCCGCGAGGTTGAGTGCACCAAGATCGGGATCGGAGACCAGGCCACGCAACTTGTTGACCGGCGTGTTGATGATCTTCGGAGCACCGAAATTGCCCCGATCGATCTGCGTCTCGAGCGTTGCGAAATCGTTGTGGATCTTCTTCGCCCCCGCCTCAATGGCTTCGGAACGCTGCGTGAGTTGCCGCTGGCTGGATGTCAAAGCCTTGAATTCAGCCGCAGCAGTGGTCTGGTCATCGACGGTTTGCCCATCCTCGCGCATTTGACTCGACCACTCGTTCAGGATCTTGCGGCGCGTCTCCTTGTCCCATCCGAGCGCAGGCATGACGCCGGTCTTCCTGAAGAGCGCCGCAGCATCGGAAATCGCTTCCGGCGTGGCCTCGCTTCCGCTGGGGTTGTGGATTGCCGCGAGCCTGTCCGCAGCGATCTGCTCACGAGACTTATTCGTTGCCGCTGTGCGCGCGCCCGCACCCTCTTGCTGCATCCCGGTGCGCTGTGTTTTGCCTGCTTCTGCCGCTGCAGCGATGCGCTCCTTCATCTGTGTCTCTTCGCGCCGCCGCTGGTCGAGCTCCTCCTTCGCGAGCCGCCGATCGGGCTCGGTGAGCATGTTCTTCAGCGACTCGTCGACGAACTTGTCGCGCGCACGCCCCGGCGGCATCACCATCGCCGCATTGACCATCTCGAAAGCGTCGAGCCCGCGCTTGCCCTTCTGTGCCGGCAGTTGCAGCCCCTGCGGCGCCATATCGATCTGCCCGTTGGGTAGCAGCGCCGGTCCCGCTGACGGCGGCGGCGTCACCGCGGCCGCGGGCGGTTGTGGCACCAAAGGCGGTGGCGGTGCAGCGGCCGGCAACGCACCAGGACTTGGCGGCGCACCGAATTGCGTCGGACCCGTAATGCCGCTCTTTTGCATGTCTGCAGCGATAGCGGCCATCGCCCTGGCTTTCTCTTCCGGCGTACCGCCCACATTGACGAAGGCACCGAGGCTCGGATCCGCGCCGGTGTCAGGCAGCTTCGGCACCAGCGACGGACCCGCAGGTGCGCCACCAAACTTCGGGACGAGCGGCGGGAGCGAGGCGGTATCGCCCTCCGGCTTGAGCGCGCCCATCGTCGGCGCGTTGGCCTGGTCGCCCAGCATCTGGTCACCGAGCGACGGTTGTTGTGGCCCCGCCAGCAGTTGCGCCATCGGATTGCGCGCCGAGCTCGCGATGTCCGGGGCGACCTCGAGCGGCGAGGTGAGATCACTCGGCGCGGCCGTTGGCGGTGGCGCCGCCTGGTCGCGCACCATCTGCGCAGCGAGCGGCGATGGTGGGGGTGCCGCCGGTAGTTCTGGTGGTGGCGTTGTGGGTTCAGGTGCCCCCGCCAGAGCGCGCAAATCCCCCGGCAGATTCATGTCGGGACGCGCCGGCAGATCAGGCTGTGGGCCATTTGCCTTCCACCAATCGATCTGTGCCTGCCGATCCGCCGCCTCCTGCGCCTTGCCCTCTTTGTCGGCCTCTTCGCCCTTCCACCGGCCAATGAGTGCCTCGGTCAACGGTGCGGCGACATTCGCCCAGGAGGCGCGCGCGTTCGGATTGGCAAGCTGGAATGGCTTGAGCGATTGCTCCTCGAGCAACCGCGCGAGCTGCCGCTTGCGCGCGAGCCGGCGCGTTGCCTCGTCGGCGGCGTAGTAACCGCTGTCGTCGGCCATCTAGGTCACCTGGGAGTAATCGACCATGAGGAAACCGTCGTCGCCGATCGACACCGCGGACGGGCGCACGATCAGCATGTCCTGCGCCATCACGCCGCGCTCGCGCCGCCCCTCGATGTCGTACTCGTAGAGCGGCACCCCACCCTGGGTCAGGCCCACGCGCACGACGTTCGACTTCAAGCGCCGATCGGACTTGATCCCGGCCGCACCGATGCCAGCGATGCCCTGCAGCATGTTGTTGTACGCACCCATCTGCTGCGCGTAGTTCGCCTGATTCTGCTGCCCTTGCATCCCCGCCCCCTGCAGAATCGGCGCGGGCTGGATGTTGGTGGGTGTGAGCGGCTGGAAATTCGGCTGATTGACCTGCGAGCCGCCGAGCATCGCCATCAGCTCGTTGATCGGCATCTGGCGCAGCGCGGTCGCCTCCTGCAGCCCTTGGCCGCGCGACTGATTGGTGAGCGCCGCGTTGGCGAACGCGTTGCTGATGTCCTGCTGGTTCTGCTGGTTGTTGAAGCCGGTTTGCTGCGCAAGGAGATCCGCATCCTGGCCGCGCGTGGTGTTCCACAGGTTGGCCGCATTCAGGCGCATGCCCTGCTCCTGCTGCGCGGCATTGCCACCCTGCAAGATGCTGTCGAAGATCGCTTGCCGCGCCTGATCGCCCTGCGAGGCTTGCAACCCGGCCTGCTGCCGTTGCGCCGCCGTACCGGTGGTGACCCCGCCCATGTTGGCGAGCCGCGTGTTGAGCGCATCGGTCTGCTGCTGCATCATCGGCGCGGCGCGATCGATGTACTTGCCCCAGGCCGCGTTCTCCATGCGGTTCCTGATGTCGCCGGTATCGCCGACGTCGTATACGCCACCGGGGAGCTGGCTGTAGTCGAGCTGCTTCCCACCCTGCGCATCGACTTGATAGGCCATCGGCGGCAGGTTGCCGGTGTTCAACTCCGAACCGAGCGCCTTACCCGCCACCTTCAATGCGGGATCGCCAAGATTAAGCAATCCCGCTTGCAAGGCGCGCGTCTGGTCGAGCCGCGCCTGATCGTCCTTGTTGAGCGTCGTGGTCTTCAGGAACGAGGCCGGATTGCTCGGGTCGCCCGTGAGTCGCGTCGAACCCCACGGCGTGTCCTGGTTCGCGTTGTTCAACTGGAACTCGGAGATCGCCGTCTCCTTGTTCGCAGCGCCCTGCGCCACGGCGTTTGCGGCGTAATCGATTGGAGGAGGTGCGCTGGGTTTTCCCACGGTAGTCTCCTATCCCAATGTGTAGCCGCCGGGGCCGTACCCGGTACGCTTCTGCGCTTCGAGGTACGCCTGCTCCGCTGCGGTCTTCCGTGCGTACCAGTCGGGTGCGCGCCTTTCGTCAGCGGGCGCGTTCGCGATTGCCTTCCACGCATCGCGCAGCGCGTTCACTTCGGCGGTTGTCGGCACGGCACCCGCGTACTTGCCTTCGGCGTTCAAACCCGTGCCCTTCAACTTGTCCATCGCCGTGTTGATCGCAGGCGCTCCGGTCGGACTCGGCGCAGGCAGCGGAACCGGCACACCCTTGTCGTTCAACTGAGCACCCACCTGCCCCCAGTTGATGCTGCTCGCGAGATCATTCGGCGAAGAACCCGGCAATACGCCGCCACCGGCACCACCACGCATCTGCGCCATGATGTCCTGGAAGCTCATGCCCGGATTTGCTTTACTGATCGCGAGTGCTTTGTCGGCATCGGCTTGGCTCATGCCAATACGCAGCATGTAGGCCATGCTGTCTTCGCCGGCATTGATCGCTGGCAACCCACCCGTCCCGCCCGTACCGCCGCCGCGCTGATTGCCTTCCTGCGGCGTGTAGCGCAGCAGTCGGTCGCCCTTGATCCCCCACGTCGTGTCGGAGGGCTGATAGGTCTCCCGCTGCCCCGCGAGCATCTGCGCGAGCGGGTTCTGCATGGCTCCCGCCGGCACGCCGGGGCGAACGCCTGATTGCGCGTTGTTGCCCACCCCAGACTGCGCGAGCGCCTGCGCCACCGCGTTGGCATCGAACCCGGTCATCGGCGGAAGTGCTTGCCCCGTCGTCAAATTCATACCCATCGCGCCCATCAGTTCACCTGTCGTTTGAGATGTGGAATGCGATCGCGCAACTTGAGCCAGCGACACTCGTCCCTGAACATCGCGTACACGAGAAGATCGCCCCCTGGCGCCGCGTCCTTGAGCTTGGCCTCGAGATGGAAGCCGATGCGCTCATCGAACTCGCGCGCCGCGGTGTTGGTCTCCTCAACGAGCCCGGTGACGCGCTTGCAGCCGCACTCGATGAAGGGGTAGTAGAACGTGTACCAGAGGAGTTCCTTCGTCATCCAGCGCGACTGCGGCAGCGCGGCGACGTGGATCATCATGTTCGCGCCGTTGAAGCTCTCGAACCAGATGCCGGCGAGGAGCCGCATCGGCGTCACACCGTGCGCTTCGGGTAAACACTCCGCCATGCCGATACCGCGGCCGGACTCGAACCCGTAAGGCGTGGCGAGCGCAGCCTGCATGAACTGGCTCACCATCTCGTCGGCACCGATGATGATCTGCCTCATAGCGTGCCGCCTTTAATGAACTGGAAGTCGGTGGCAAGCCAGATGGTGTCGCTGATCGACGCCGTGCGCAGGAAGATGGCGCCGGCGAAGCCGATGTTGTTCAGCCCGAACCAGCGCTTCCACGAACGCGGCTGGCCGGACCACCGCGCCGCATCCCACACCGCGCTATCCCAGAGGTAGACATCCGCCGCGTTCTGGAACGGCGGCAGCGGCGCGAGGCTCTCCACGATCTCGAAGTCGGTGTTGAAGAAGACCACCAGCGCCGGCTCGGTGTCGGCAATGAACACCGGACGCGCGAGCAACCAGTTCTTCTGCTCCGGCCCGCCGAAGTAGGAAAACGCCTGCAGGCAGCGCGTCTGGATCGATTGCCCGATGTTGGTCGTGGGATCGGGGTCGTCGACGAAGCCCGCCCACGAGCGGCCGACATAGCCGTCGGCGCCGAACACTGGCTCCTCGTAGAAGTTCTCCCAGCAGAGCGCGTTGTAGCCGAGGAACACCGTCCACGCGTCGAGGATGGTATTCATCGCGTACTGGTAGTTGCGCTCCGGGTCCGGCACGTTCAGGTAGAGCTGGTTGTAGCGCGCGTTGGTGAACAAATCCCACCCGAACTGGGTGGAAAAGCGCGTGACCAAATCCGAGATCCGGTGCTGGATGATGTCGGTCAGCGGCGGCTGCATCAGCATCTTGGATTGCGACAGGATGCTGGTGAGGGTCACCACGCCGTTCTCGCCGAGGAGCAGCACGTCGCTGCCGTAGGGTGCGGCGCAGCGCCGGCTGAAGGTCGCCCCCGTGGTATAGACCCCGGCCAGCGTGAAGGTCGTCACGTCGTCGGGATCAAAGCCCGAGAACACCGCGATGTTGCCTTTGGACGACACGAAGATGGATTGGTCGTCCATGCCGGCGCCGGTATCCACCGACCAGGACATGCAGAGCTGGCAGTAGCCGCCGAGCGGGAACACTTCCCCGCAGTCGAAGAGCTTGACCGCCCCCTGCACGACGTCGGTCGGCAGGTACCACACGCGCGGCGAATTCTTCTCGGTGAACCACAGCCGCCGGTGCATCTGCGTGACGTGGATGAAGTTCTTCGGATCGAACCCGGGGAAAGGCGGCACGATCGACGGATCCTGGGTGATGACCGCATCGACCCAGGTAGCGCCGTTGTAGATCTGCGGGACATCCTCGCCATTGACGGCGACGGTAAAGTCCCCGGCCAGATTCGCCATCTGCACGTACTGCCAGCGGTTGGAGTGAAAGCCCGACTTCTTCACGTCGCCGGCCGCGTACACCCCGCCGAGAGAAGCGTCGATGAAGGAATTGTTGGCGCAGGCGAAAATCTTCTCCGTGCCGTCGCTGTCGTTGTACTTGATGATGGTCTCGACCACCCCGGGCACGTTGCGGTAGTAGCGGAACCAGCCGCGGCGCACCTGCATGCCCGCGCTCGTCGGGAAGAGGTTCTCGAGGAGCACCGCCTGGGTCGGCGGCATCTGCGCCAGCGCATCACGCGCGTTCAAGCCGCCCACCGGCGCCGGCAAGCTCGTCAGCGCCGAAGCCTGCTTTACCGGCCGTGCGTACTGGGAAGCAACCCGTGGCATCTAGGATCCGTAGCCCGTGTCGGGAACGTTGTTCACAGAAATCAGCGTCACCCCCGGCACGCGCGAGAGCGAGAGCACCTGCGCGCCGGAGTCTTGCGCCAGCGCATCGTCGAGGTTCGTCTGGAACTCCGCCGCGAACGAGCTCGTGTCGAACTGCTTCGCCTGGTAGAACCGGAGCTTGAGCCCCGCGACCATCAGCCGATCGTCGAAGATCGTCATGTCGCTATCGAGCGTGCACTTCGGTTTCGCCGTCACCCCATCGGCGGCGAGCGCCCACCACTTGCTCACGTAGTAATAGGAGAAGGTCTCCGGGGTCGGCGCGCCCACCCCCGGCACCGGCCACACCTCCAGCGTGTTCCCCACCAGGCGAAAGCGCTCGCGCGGCCCGGTGGAGAGAATCCCCGACTTGAGGTACTGCCACTGCTGGGGGGTCTGCGGACCGAGCATCGGCCAGCGATTGACGCGATCCCACTCCGTCTGCGAGATCGGCCGCGCGTAGTCAGGCGGCAGCGGGTACGCCGCCTGCCCCGCGACGGCCGTGATCGTCGTCTCGCGGAAAAGCTGGCGCCACACGCGCCGCTTCACCAGCATCTCGCCTGTCAAGTTCAACAATGCGCCCAGTTGCTGGGGAATCAGCTCCGAAGTCGCGTAGATCGACTGGGGCTGATTCAGCCCCATCTCAACCGCGGCGACTTGCGCGAGCTCGAGTGCCGTTGTCATCGGCTTCCTTCGGGAGTGGCTGGCCGGCCTGCATCCGGTCGAAAAGCTCCGACAGGCGCGCGATCTCGGCCTTGTTCGCGGCCACCTCGTCGCGCAGTTCCTGGTTCTCCTTGGTCATGCGCTGCGCGAAGGCGGTGTCCTTCGCCTGCTCAAGGTAGGCGATCGCTTTGCGCCGCAGCTCGTTGAACCCCATGATCTTCGCGCCATAGACGTCGGCACAGGTCGCCAGCTGCTCGACGGTGAAGACGTTCATGTGCACGAACTCTTCGGCCTGCGCACGGGTGATCGCCGGCCAATCGCGAAGCGGCATCCCGCTCATCTCCTGCGAGAGCGACTGCTGGAAGTTCGACCACATCCGGGCGAATCGGCGCTTGTGCACGGCGTCGGCAATGGTGTCGATGACCGTGCTCTTGTCGCCAGGAGTGACAATCTTCACGAACGGAATGGCGTCGAACACAGGGTGGCCTTCGGTCGCGGTCTTCTCCTCGTTCTTGATGGAGCCCAGATAGAACTGGACGAAGAGCCGCTCGTCACCGGGGTCCATCGGCGCGAATTCCGGTTGTGTTTGCTGCAATCCGAATGCCTGCATCATTTTCCTTTCGTTGGTTTGGTGGTACGGGCGCGCTCTTCATGGCGGCGCTGTTTCGCTTGCGCGAGGACTTCGACGTCCTCGAGCGTCGGCAGGATTTCGGGTGGCTTATCGGGGTCACCTGGAAGCGGCCAGCCCGCCCAGTTATGCGGATAGTCAGCGGGTCCGAAAAGATCGCGCTTGACGATGATTTCGGTCGGGTACATCTCCGCTTCGTAGAGCACCACGAAGCCGGACTTGTCGAAGTCCTCGTTGAAAAGCCCGTCCCAGAAATCGGGGATGTTGGCGAACGGTCCCGGTCCCTGCACGATGATCGTGGGGTCGAGATTCACGCCGGTCATCCCCTGCACGCGCTCGCGCTGCGGTTCATCGGGGCCGTAGGGATTCTTTACGGTCGAACCGGCGAGAACCACCAGACGCTTCGCGATGAGGCTCATGCGGTCATGCTCTGCAAAACGGCATCCGCGAGCCGCGTCGCGTAGAAGCGCACGTTGCGAGTACAGCCTTGGATACACTGATTAGGCGAGCCAGCACCACCTCCACCGGGGATAGCGTTTCCTGAGTTTGGAATTGCGGTGTACGCGCCGGTCGCTACGGTCCCCCCATTCAAACAAACTGATCCCGTTGCTCCGCTGTACGCACACGCAGTTTTGTTCACCGCTCCGAGATTGCGCGCATTGGCCGTACCAATGGCCCCAAGGAAGAATGTCTTGAGAGTGACGTGGTAGGTAGGCTGATTGCCCCCGTAACCCGTCCAATAGAAAGTACCTTGCCATTGGTTCGGTGCCGCGATGGGCATATAACACTCGCTGTAAAGCGTGCCGAGCGACCCGTCAAAGTTAGTCGCAATCGGATATGAAAGCGCATCGTTGTTGCGCGTCACCGCCGCGCTGCCCGTGGGGATGTAGCTCGACACATCGCTCGCCTGCTCAACCTGCGCACCCCACAAGTACATCGTCTGGCCGCTGCCGACGTAAGACGGCTGCGCGGACGCAACATCGGTGAGACTGCCGAGCAATTGCAGTTGGTTGCCGGTGTTGGTGGTCGTGAAGGTGATCGAAAAGCGATACCACCCGTTCAGCAGTGTGACAACCGCTGCGGTCACGCTTGCGTGCTTATTGCCGACTGCTCCGGTTGCGAGATTGAAGTTCGCGAAAAACAGCGCCGTACTGTCGTAATACATGATCTGCAACCACGGCAGCGTGCCCTTCTTCGCGTAGACGCTGGCCGTGTAAGGCGTCGCATTAGCGAGCGGGCTTACAGGAGTGGAAACCATATGGTTGCCGCTCGTCGCGTTGTCGGTAAAGACATCCGCCGTCAACGAGCCATCAGGCGCGGTCTGCGTGTCCGCAGCAATCGTACCGTTGAGTTTTCCCCAACTCGCGTTGTCGAACGTCTGCGATTGCACACACAGGTTCGTCGCCTGATTCTCCGCGACGTAGCCCAAGAGGCTCGCCGCCGGGATCGCCGCGCCCGCAGCTTCGTTGACGACGTTCGATGCGACCGACTGCGTCGTCGTGGTCGGCGTATAGCTTCCGGCCACGCTCCCGCCGACGTACTGTGCGCCCCACAGGAACATGGTCTTGCCGGTGCCCGCATACGAAGGCGAATCGTTGCCGACGTCGGAGTTGCTGCTGAAGATCGCCATGCTGCCGGTGCCGCCACCGGACGGGAAGGTGAGCGTGCAGCGATACCAGCCGTTGCCCACCGGCGTGATCGTGGAGTTCGCCGTAGCGGACTTCTGGCCGAGCGTGCCGGTCGCGAGATTGAAGTTCGCGAAGAAGATCGTCGCGCCGTCGTCGGCGTAGAGCTGCGACCAGACGAGCGTCCCGGCCTTCAGATACACGCTAGCGGTGCAGGGGCCGCTGGGAATGCCGAATCCGGCCTGAAACACGCGATGCCCGCTGTTGGTCGCGGTGTCGGTGAAGGTGTCCGCCGTGCTGCTGCCATCGGGTGCGACTTGCGTGTTCGGCGTGATCGGCGCGTTCTGCTTGCCCCACGTCGCGACATCGAAGGTCTGCGATTGCAGGACAAGGTTCGCCACCGGGACGCTGTTGCCGTTGGTGGTGGCGAAGTACTTGACACCGTCCACACCGGCACCGTTGTACGGCGCGGAGAGCACGCCGACGCTGACGTACTCGGACGGCGAGGTGT